AAGTCTGATCTAGTACCAGCAACTGAATCCTCAGATAAGGAACGAAAGGTTAATGAATCTGTTCTACCAGTCTGGGATCTTGATAAGGAGGGATGGCGGTCATTCCGAGTTGATTCCGTACTCGACGTACAGCCAGTAATGCTATGAAGTTTACAGTAACAGGACTTGAGGATAATACCGGTCAGATTAATACTGATGGTGATGTCGTCAATGCAAAGGGCGGTACAGAGATGATGAAGGAGGGGCTTATGTCTCGCCTTGACCCTGAACTTGCCGACCATTTTAATATCATCTGTTCTCGTGTACGAGATATTAGTGAGGATAAGAAAAATATCCTCTGGCTGCACGATACCTGGAATGATCCAGAAGCACAACATCTTTCAAACGAGGAGGATCGTAAAAGATTCGATAAGCTCGTATTCGTTTCTAATTATCAATTTCAGACTTATCATCTTGCTCATGGTATCCAATACAATGAATCAATCATTTTAAAAAATGCTATCGTACCGATTCCCGACCATCAAAAGCCAAATGATGGTGTTATCAATCTGATTTACCATACGACGCCGCATCGAGGGCTTGAGGTCCTTCTACCCGTGTATGAGTATCTGTACAAGCATTTTGGAGATAAGATCCATCTGGATGTGTATTCATCCTTTAATATCTATGGATGGCCACACCGAGATGAGCCTTACGAAAAGATCTTTGAAACCTGCCGTGAACATCCTGGTATTACCTATCATGGCGCCGTTTCCAATGATGAAGTTCGAGAGGCTCTTCAGAAGGCGCATATCTTTGCCTATCCAAATATCTGGCCAGAAACCTCATGCATTGCGCTGATGGAAGCGATGAGTGCCGGTTGTGCAATTATCTGCCCTAATCATGCCGCATTACCAGAAACAGCTGCCAATTTTGCGCTGATGTATCAGTTCGATGAGGACGGAAATCGTCATGCAAATGTGTTTGCGCAGCTCCTAAATGCAGTGATCGAATCATTCTGGGCGGATGATCATCAAGGTAAATTACAGTTTCAGAAATTCTACGCAAATAATTTTTATTCATGGGATGCTCGGATTCCAGAATGGAATGCTCTTTTAAATTCAATGAAATAATCTATTGACTTATACTGTTAAATATATTATTATGATTGAATGATTAAATTGGAGAGTATCTATGGCTCGACGTGCAAGTAAAAGTCTACTGAAATCGGCTGGTAAAAGAAAGTCTACGACTCGTGCGCCAAAGCACTTTGATGAAAAATATTTGGGACCTGAGCCGAATTGGGGTGATGCTATTGCTACCTCAAGTCAAATTATGAATGCCTATAGTTGGTATAATTACTTTTATAATACCAAGGAAAAGATCAAGCTTTTATTTGACCACTATCCCCGTGATAAAAAAGAAATCCGATTACTGAAACGACTTCCTGAGTGGAAAATTAATTCGACCTGTTGTTATCAGGCTCGGATGATGTCGAACGGCTGTAAACTGCCAGAGTCTTCTGTGAAGTATTTCAATGATAATATTGATTTACTACTGACAGAGGCAAAAAAGATCCAGGCCGAAAAGAAGGTGGAGGCCAAAAGTAAAGTTACGGTTTCTGTTCAGGACAGAATTAAAGAACAGATTAGTGAATACATTGGTGAAATTGAGGAACAGGTAGACCTGTTTATGCTCGGTAAGTATAAAACAGATTTTGATATGTATAAATGGCTGCAACACAATAATGTAAAGTCTCAGCAATCGAATGCTATCGCTGATTACTATCGTCCCTGGTTAAATGAACTGCACGAGGTGAAGGAAAACACCTGCGAACAACTAAAGGAAGGATATTCTCACTTAAAGAAAGCTGAATTAAATCGGTTTATTGACTTCCTCACTGGCATTATAGATGACGCATCGACCTGGGGTGCCAATCAGAAAACGGTTCGTAAGACTCGAGTAAAGAAACCACCGTCCGTTGAAAAGCAGGTTGCAAAGTTGAAGTATCTCACTGAGAATAAAGAATACAAGGTGGTCAGTGTGGCACCTGCTAGTATTATCGGTGCAAATCAGCTGTGGTTATTTAATGTAAAGTATCGTAAACTGACCGTTTATAATGCGATGGGTCCGGCTGGTTTTTCTGTGAAGGGTACCAGTCTGAAGGGATACGATCCAGATAATTCGGAAACCAAAACACTACGAAAGCCACATGATATTCTACCTCGTGTACTGAGTGGGGGTAAACGTGTTCTATCAAAGGTTATGGCTGAAATAAATAGTAAGGCATCTGAGCCAAATGGTCGAATCAATGGAGACACGATACTCTTACGTGTAGTGAAGTAATGGAACAAGCAAACAATGTCTTTGAATTTCCTAATGTTGGGAATATTCCAAAAAATGAAGAGCAACTGAGTAACTACTTCGAGGATAATAAGAAAAATTATATAGATCATATTGTGGATCATTATAGTTCTCAATTGGCAAATAAGGTCGGAATGCATGGATTTGACATTTATAATGAAAGATTCAGTTGTGATTTTGCTTGCGCGGTGGAGATATTTCGAGCATCACTCTATCGCAGTCTCGAAATACCTCATGCATTAACTCCATATATGGATGAGATTATCAGTAAAATTGATTTGTTTGATGATGAGGATTTTGTTGACTTTTGACCACAGTTGTGGTAGTATATATAGAATATGATTATAACTGAGATGAATTATGATTCTTGTTGACTTAAATCAGGTGATGATTTCAAACCTGATGATGCAGATTGGCGGCAAAAACGTTCCTATTGATGAGAACCTGGTCCGCCATATGGTACTCAATTCTCTACGACTCTATCGTCAAAAGTTTGGAGAGAAGTACGGCGAACTGGTAATTTGTTGTGATGACAAAAACTACTGGCGCCGTGACCTATTCCCATACTATAAGGCTCATCGTAAGAAGGATCGTGAAAAGTCTGGTCTAGACTGGCACACCATCTTCGAAGTACTGAATGGTATTCGAGACGACCTCAAAGAAAATTTTCCGTACAAGGTTCTACAGGTAGACCGAGCAGAGGCAGATGACATTATTGCATCTATCTGCCATCAATATGGTCAACTTGGTGTTCAGAATGGATCAGCAGAACCAATTCTGATTCTTTCATCTGATAAGGACTTTGTGCAGCTACAGAAATACGCTAACGTCGAGCAATACAGTCCGATGCAAAAAAAGTTTGTGACTGTGTCCAATCCAGCTCGATATATCCATGAGCATATTCTGAAAGGTGACCGCGGCGACGGTGTGCCTAACTTTATCTCACCAGACGATGTATTTGTAGTTGGTAAGAGGCAGAAACCTCTTGCATCCAAAAAGATTGATGCGTGGAATGGTATGGAACCAGAAGATTTTTGCAATGAGGAAATGCTTCGTGGTTATCGTCGCAATCAACAGCTTGTGGATTTGGATTTCGTCCCAGAAGATATTCAGGAACAAGTACTTGAAAAGTTCGATGATTATAAATTAATTGGCAGAGATAAAATGTTTAATTATTTCATCGAGAAACGACTTAAAAATTTAATGGATGTAATTCAGGAGTTTTAAGATGGCCTATAAAGAAGGCGTGGCTGAAATCCTTGACAGGGTTTCTAAATTAAAAACAAAGAATGAAAAGATTGAAGCTCTACGTAAGAGTCATAATATTGTACTTGAAAATATTATTGATCTTTGCTTTAATCCAAATCTCAAGTTCATGTTACCACCCGGCGAACCACCGTATAAACCACAGCCAAAAGAGGCTGATTGTCAGGCAACTCTTTACGCAAACTTACGAAAGTTTGGTATTTTTCTTGAGTCGGGACCATATCCTGGTATGAGACCATTTCAGCGTGAGTCTCAGTTCGTACAGTTTCTTGAAGCACTCGACCCAGATGATGCAAAACTAGTCGTGTCGATCAAGGATAAAAAGATGCCCTATAAAGGTATCACACGTAAGCTTTTTGAAGAAGCATGGCCAGCCCTAGCATCAACTTGGAAGGAAAATGGGTAAAACATTTCGTCGAGAAAAACGTTGGGATGACGAACCAACCGAATACAGAAATCAAAAGTCTAAAAAGAAATTTGTGAAGGAAAAGAGGTCAAAGAATAAATGGCCTCGTGTGAATGAACATGAAAAATCCGGACAAGACAGCGTATATAATCGGTAACGGTGGATCTCGTAAGGAGTTTGATCTACTCTTATTAAAAGGCAAAGGCACGGTCATTGGATGTAATGCCCTGTACCGAGATTATCAGCGATCGACTCCTAAATACGTACTACCGGATTATTTGGTTGCAATCGACAATCCTATCATTACTGAGATTGAATCATCGGACTTTCCATCCAGTCGGGTACTCATACCACCTGAAGATGAGAAATGGGAACCAGTAGAGTTACACTGGGGTCGTGCTGTAAATAAGCAATGGGATCCCCAACGACCACGATCAAACGCGGGTATGAACGCCATACTTGAGGCAATAAAGTTGGAATATGAAACCCTATATGTGTTTGGGTTTGATTTTCTAGTAGTCGATCAAAACACGGCGATGTCGAATCTCTACGATGGTACTGATTGTTATGGATTAGAGACAAGAGCAACTCTCAACGATACACGTAATCGGATGAAGTATCTTGGTCACGTTATAGAAAACAATCCCAAGACTAATTTCGTATTCTGTTATCCAAAGGAAACAATTGCCGGTGGGATATATAATCCACAGGCTGAAAATACCTGTATCACAAGTTTTGATGACTTAATCTATTTACTTTCGGAGTAAAATAATGTATGATAGTATTATGATCGGATTTTTCTTATTTGCTCTGGTCGGATTGTCATTTTATGCAGGTCATCTATACGCTATACCACGTGTTACTGAGGCAGTTTTGA